TAGTCCAGCGCGGCGGCGCTCCCGCCGACGTCGAAGGGCAGGCCGGCGCGGCCGATCAGGTAGCGGATCGCCTCGCCGATGGACGCGGGCTGGCCGGGCTTGGATGCCCCGCCGATGCCGGATGCGGTGGACCATGCCACGCTGTAAACGGCGTCGGTGCCGTTGTTTAGCGTTGGGCTGCCGTCGATGTCGACGTAGTAGTAGGGCTGGCCCGAAGGGGTGATGCCAAGCTCGACGGCGTTGGCCTCGGTGTTGGTGCCGTCGCTGATCGTGACGTTGTCACCGACCGAAGCGACGTCGTAGCCGGCGATCAGGAGGAGTTGCGCGAGTCCGCCCGCGGTGGTGTCGATGACGTAGGCGGGCGTCGAGAAGAGACCAATGGCCGTGCTTCCGGGCTGCCCGACGACCAACGGGAAGGGGAAGCCGTAGGCGTCGTCGCGGGCGTCGGGGAAGTCGGCCTCGGTGATGACCGCGCCGGGGGACAGCAGGGGGACGCGGGAGGTCCACGGGGTGGCCTCGACGCTGGCCGAGAACCAGCCCGGGGGGCGGACAGGGTCGGCCCATGCGGGCTGGGCGAGGCGGCCCTCGGCGACGTCGGTGCGGTCGGTGTGGGCGACGGTCTGTAGGCCGTAGCCGCGGTGGGGCTCGACGAGGGCGTAGGACAGGCGGGCTACGGCTTCGCGCAGGTCGACGCCGTGGGTGGCGAGGTCCACGGGCGCGGGGTCGATGTAGCCCTCGACGGCGACAGTCTGCGATGCGGGGGCCACGCTGAGAAGGTCGATCTCCTCTGCGAAGTCGACGTCTGACAGGCTGCCGCTGTACTCGGTGACCGCCCCGTTGGCCTCGGTGATCGCCAGCGGGCGGGTAGACAGGCGGTAGGTCACCCCGGGCAGGGTGATCGTCAGGAGCCATACGAGGTCGGCGTCGGCGCGGGGCATCGGTCAGACCTCCTCGGTGATCGTCAGGTTGCCGCTGCGATGGACCTCATCGGTCAGCTCTTCACCCTGGATCGTGTCGAGGCTGTCGGTGGTCGACGCCGTGCCGACGATCAGGCCGGCGCGGCGGTGGATTGTCTGCGTCGTCGTGATCGGCAGGGTGACCTTGGGGAGCAGCGCGACCATGCGCCCGTCCGCTTCGTTGAGCAGGCCGGTCAGGCTGTGCAGCGTGGCGGCGTTGGCGTTGCTGGCGTCGTTGTCGTCGTAGTCCGCGAAGTCGGGCTCGGGCGACGCGGCCCACATCTGCATCTCGTCGACGCCGTCGGCCCACGTCATCTGGATCACGCGGCGGGTGGGCGCGGGGCGCGCGAGGTAGGTGCTCCGGTCGGGCTGGACCTCGATGACGCTGCCGCGCTCGGTGGTCTGTGTCCGGCCCCAGGAGTACGGGGCGGCGAGGACGTGGAGCGGGCCGATGACCGCCTGCCCGATGGTGTAGTAGTCCTCGACGGTCTGCTGCGCGTCGATGAGGATGCGCCAGCCGTCGGCGTTTGCGGCGAAGGGGAAGACCACGGCGATCTCGGGCGACCATAGGCGCATCGTGCCGCTGGTCTGCTCGGTGCCCGCGACGCCGGACAGGATCATCCGGCAGATCGGGCCGCCGTAGGTGCCGGTCGATAGTTTGCCCTCGGTGCTGTGCCGGATTTTGCGCCTCGCGATCAGGATGCCGCCGGCGATGTTGCCAAACTCGGCGGTCCATCCGGCAAGCTCGCCGGTCGCAAAGTACGGGCGCGCGGCATCGTAGGTCGATGGGGTGAGCACATCGCCGTTGCGGGTGAACCCAATGGCGGTCGACGAGATCGCCGCGTCAATCGTCGCTTGCGTCGTCCACGTCCCGCCGACGCGGGCTTGGATTGCGCCGGTGCGCCAGTTGATGCCGCGGAGGATCAGCGCCATGACCGGGGCGGTCGGGGCGCTGTCTGCGCCGGTGGCCTGCAGGCGGAAGGCGATGGTCTGCTGGACGTTGTCGGCCTGCGAGCGCCAGCCGAGGCGAGGCGAGCGGGCGATCTGCGGCAGGATGCGCTTGGCGGCGAAGGTGGCGTCAGGGCTGACGGTCCACGTCTGACCCGTGTAGAACGGCCCGCGCAGGCCGGTCAGGCTGGCCTCGGATGCGGCGAAGGCGGCGCGGGGGACGGTGGGGAGCTGCCGGCCCTTGAGGATGTCGGGGAGGTATGCGGCGTCGAAGCTGTCCCAGTGCGCCTGGGTGCCGACGTTGGAGAAGCCGCTCCGGCTGCCAAACGACGTGCCGACGAAGTACCAGCGCGAGGTGACGCTACCGGTCGCACCCTCGAACTGGCCCCACTGGACGCGGTGGTTGCCGACCGTGCCGCCGTCGTCGCTGAGGGTGTCGGAGCCGAGGTGGGTCCATTCGCGCACCACGTCGGGGGCCCACAGGCGATACCAGACGCTGACGGTGCCGGTCGCGCCGTCGAGGCCGATGCGGACGTGCTTGGGGCCGGTGGCGAGGGTGCCGCTGGCGAAGAGCTGCGTGCCGAGGACGTCGTCGTAAACGACGACCGCGACGGTGTTGAGGCGCACGCTGACCTGATACCCGTAGGCGCCATCGTCCACGCGGGCCCTGAGGCTGACCCGCTGCGTTGTGGTGTCCGGGTTGGTCAGCGCGTCGGCCGCGAACTCGACGATGATCGTCTCGCCGGTGCTGTCGCGCTGCGTTGCGTCGGCGGCGCGCGGGTCGTTGATCGTCGCGAAAGCGGTGGACGCAAGCGGCGTGCCAAGGTTGAGTTGGCCCGGGGCGGACAGGGTCGAGGACGCCGTGCCGGTCTCGGTCCAGGTGATGCCGCTGATCTCGCTGGGCTCCGCGAAGGGATGCCATGCGTAGTCCCAGGATGCTTGGTCCTGGTAGCGGGCGCCGCGGTTGATCGGGGGCAGGCATTGGCTGGTCAGGCCGCCGAGATAGGCGATGCCCAGGCTGTTGCCGTAGGTTGACGAGGGCGCGGTCCAGTTGTGCGCGACCACGATCCGGCCGCGGTGGGCGGTGGCGGCGAGGCTGCGCAGGCGGCAGGTAGCGGGGGTCGGGGTGCCGCTGTCGGGGTTGGCGGGGCTGAACCAGCGCGCGCTGTACCCGTAGCCGCTCGGGTCGGCGGCGCTGTAGGTGTCCTGACCCCAGGGGATCCACGTCAGGCCGCGGTCCTCGCTGACAGCGACCACGCCCCGCTGTGTGGGGGTGTCAGGGTCGGACGTGTAGTGTACGGCCAGCGCGTAGACACAGCCGACCTCGTCGACCACGAGGGCGAAGCCGTTGTGGAGGCTGACGCTGCCGCCGGTGTTGCTCAGGTACACCGACCCGAGCGCGTTGGCGTTGTCGACTGCGCTGACAAGGATCGCGGAGGATGCGCCCTGGAAAGCGGAGCCAAAGCGCCGGATGCGCGTGGTGTACGACGATGTCACGAAGCGGCCGGTGATCGCCAGGAACTGCCCACCGACCGCGACGACATCGCCGTAGCCCTCGCCGGTCAGGGTGGCGACCTGCACGAAGGATGCGCCGAGGTCGTCGGACGCCCACTGATAGGTCGTGTTTGTGGTGCCGCTCAGGGTGTGGATCAGCAGGATGATCTGGCCGTTTGCGTAGGCGGCGCGCAGTCGCATTGCGTCGGCGGCGGTGACGGCCTGAACGGTGGTGCGGTCCACGTTGGCGGGCGCGGCGGCCTCGGTCCACGTCGCGCCGTCGTCGTCGCTGTAGAAGGTCCAGACGTAGGCATCGGTTCCGACCGGGGCTTCGACGAGGGCGAAGATCAGGATCTTGGAGCCGACGACGCACAGGCAGGGGCAGAAGGGTTCGAGGCCGCGGGTGCTGACGGTGATCGCGCTGCCCCAGGACGTGGCGCTGGCCGCCTTGCGGTAGACCACCAACGACCCGGCGCCGATGCCTGCGCCCTTGCGGGCGACGGCGAGCAGCGCGCCCTCGGGGGTCGTCACGACGTGCGGCGTGATCAGGTAGTCCGTCGTGGTGGTCGTGTAGTTGACGGCCTCCCAATGGCTGATCGCACCGGGGCCCTCCCAGCCGATCCACTCGGTGGAGCCGTCGGGGCTGGTCGCGAAGGTCGCCGCGGTGCCGGTCGACCCGGGCAGGCCGGCGGACTGGATGCGGGTCACGAACTCTGCGGTCTGCGGGCCGCTGGCGCGCAGGCTGCCTTGGTAGGCGCCAGAGGGCTCCGGCAGGCCGGCGCGGGGGCTGGCCTCGGTGTAGCTGCTCTGCGACGACCACGGGCCCGTGGCGGCGTCCAGGCGCGCGTCCATCACGACGAGGGCGGGGTGCTGCGGGCGGGCGGTATCGGTGGCCATCGTCAGTACCCCAAAGCGCCGACCGGGCGCCCGGCCAGCATAGCACGTTGGAGCACCCCGGCGCGCCCCAGTTCGTCGCTGACGAAGCGGCCGAAGTGCTTGTAGGTTTCAACCACAACGACCTGCGGGGCGCCGCTTTCGCCACGGTTGAGGCGGTCGACGCCGGCTTGCCCGCCGACTGCGCGGACGGCGCCGCGGGACAGGACGGCCTCGCCGGGCAGGGCGTTGATGGGGACTTGGTCAGCCATCATGCCGCCTTGGATCATGCCGCCGCGGTCGAAAGCGGGCTTTTGGCTGGCGATGACGCCGATCTGTGCGGCGGTGCTGGCGCTGATGCCGGCGGTGGCGAGTGCGCCGGCGATGGGCCCCAGGGAGGCAAGGGCGCGGGTGATGGCGACCGCCCCGTTGATTGTGGCCTCTGCGATGGCTGCGGCCTTGCTGGCCTTGAACTGACGGACGGCCAACTCGCGGTCGCGCTTTGCGTTGGCCTCGGAGCGCTGGGCGAGCAGGTCACTCACGCCGCTGGAGAACGTCGACAGGGCTTGGACGTTCGCCATGCGCTGCGCCTGCAGGCGGCTCTCTTGGTCTGCCAGCTCTTTCGCGCGCGCGAGGTCGCGCTCATGGAGGGCCTGCTTCGCCTTCTCGAACTCTTCGGCCTCGGCGGTGCGCAGCTCTGCCACGTCGGCCCGAAGCTGCTCCCGCACGGCGAACTCGGCGTCTGCGGCGCGCTTGACGAGTTCGGGCTGGTCGGCGTACTTGTCAGCGATCTCGGTCAGGACCTTGATGCGCTCGGCGGCCGCGATCTCCAGCTTGCGCTCGTCGGTTGCGTTGGCCTCGACCACGCCGGCGACGACTTCGGCCACGTCCTCGTAGGCTTTGGCGAGGTCGCGGGCGGCGCGCTCGGCGTCTTTGTCGGCTTTGCTGCTGTCCTTGCGCGCGACGGTGCCGGACTTGGTGGCGTCAGTTTCTGCGGCCTTGACCTGTCGGGCGAGGCGTAGGTTGTCGATGTCCTCGATCTGCTGGTCGTAGGCGGCCTGGGCGGCCTTGATCTTCTCGTTCTCGACCTTGATACCCTCGCGCAGCTCTTGCGTGACACGGGCGGTCTCTTTGCGCTGGTTGCTACCAGCCTCGGACGCGGCCCATGCCGACTCGGCGGTCTGTAGGTCGGCGACCATCTTGGCCTTGCGGGCCGTGATCGCCAGCATGTCAGCGCGGGTGGCGTCGGCGACGGCTCGCTTGTCCCGCTCGGCGGCGACGGCGTGCTCGTCCAGCGCGCCGATCTCGACGAGCAGGTCTTCGCGGCGGGTGTTGGCGGCGTCTTGCAGGCGCGCCATCGCGGCGTTCTGCGCGTTCAGCGACGCGGTGGAGCTGTCGACGTTCTCGGTCAACTTGCGGAAGCTGGCCGCGAGGCGGTTGTTTCCGTCGGCGTTCTCGTCGGCGGCGTTGGCGGCGAGGCTGTAGGCGGTGGCGATGGCTGCCGCTGCGACGGCGGCGATAGCCAAGGTCCCGCCCGCAGCCTTGGCTTTGCTGATCAGGTTCCCGAAGGAGGACTGCAGAAGCTCGGTGACGTCGTCGGCTTCGGCGAAGATTTCGAGGACCTGCGGGCCTTGCTGGGCGAGGACGGTGAACGGGGATTGGCCGGCCAACAGGCTGTTGGCGAAGTCGCCGACGTTCTTGCGGAGGCTGAGGGTCTGTTGGTTCAGCTTCCAGTTTGCACCGGCGGCCTTCTCGGCGCCCTCGCTGATCGCAGCGGGGACGTCGGACGCGGGGCCGGTGAGGGCGGCCAGCTCGTCGGCGTAGTTGGCGGACGCCTTGGCGAGAGCCTGTTGGGCGCCCTCGGCGTCGCCGGTGACTTTGGCGATGCGCTCGATCTCGGCGGCTTGCCGGTTGAACTTCAGCGTCAGCTCAGCGACGGGATCGCCGGCGGCGAGGTACTCTTGGAGCCTTGCGTTAGAGCGTGCCACCTCGGCGGCGGTGCGCTCTGCGTCGGCGGCGAGCTTTGCGTTGGCGGCTGTCGTTGCGGCCACCACTGCGGCCTGCTCAGCGTCGGCGGCCGACTTGGCCTTGGCTGCCATAATGCCAAGCTGCCGTGTGTGCTCTTCGGTTGCCCGGGTGAGCGCGACTTGCGTGGCTTGGGTGTCGCCGGTCACTTTGCCGAGCGACTCAATCTCTGCGATCTGGCGCTGATACTTCAGCGTCAGCTCAGCCACAGGATCGCCGGCCGCCGCGTAGTCCTGCAGGCGCGCTGCAGCACGCTCCATCTCGGCGGCCATCTTTGCGTTGGCTCGCTCGGTCTCGGCGGCGGCGCGGGTGTTGGCCGCGCTGCTCGCTTTGGCGGCGGCTTCGGCGGCGGCGGTCGCCCGCTTGAACTCGCGCTCGAGCGTGACCGCCATCTGCTTCGCGCTTCCGCCGGCCTCGTCGGGGATGCTGCGGAGCTTGCGCTGTAGCTCGCTGATGTCGGCGCGGAGGGTCAGTGTTGCGGTATCGGCCACGGGCTACCCTCCGGCGAGGCGGCGAAGCTCGGCCGCTGCTGACGCTACGATAGCCCGTTCGGCGTCTTTCCGCATCCGGCGTAGGGTTTGCCAGTACTGCCCGCGGTGGACGAAGACTACGTAGGGGATCAGGGCCTTGCGGCCGCCTTGGCGTTCGAGCGCTTCGATGACCCGAAGCTCTCGCAGCTCGTCGGGGGTCAACTCTTCGCCCGCCTGCAGGCGCTGACGGTAGCCGTTGGCGGTGGACCTGAGTCGACTGATCTTGCCGTAGTTGCTGGCGTCGTTCTCGATGGATGCGCTGAGGATGCTGCCGCCGCCGTGCTCTTCGATGGTGCGCAGGTAGGCGAACGCGTCGCGACTGTTGCCGGTCGCGGTGGGGAAGCGGGCATCGCCCGGCCGGGGATACTCTTGCTGGACGTATGCCTCGGCCTTGTCGAGATATGCGTCCAGCGCGTCGCTTACGGCGGGAGCCATACTGCGAACCATCGCGTCGACCTGCGCCTGCAGCGCGGCGTCGATCTCGATGACGACCTTGCCCGAGCGGGCTTGGATCGGGCGGGCCATGCGTCACCGGCGACGGGCTGAGGGGGGCGGTGGGGGTGCTTTGGGTTGGCCCTTGGTAGGGTCGCAATGGACCCGATACCACGCGGTCAGGCTGACCCGGTCCTCGCGGGACAGGGTCTCCCACCACGACGGGGGCTGGCCCCATAGGCGGCAGACCTCCATGACCTGGAAGTCCAGCCGGCCTACGGGGCTGCGGTAAAAGCCTCGGTCGAAGCGACCTCATCCTCGAAGAGCACCGCGCCCGCGACGGACTCCATGCAGGCCGCCCCCGCATCGCAGATCGCCGCGAAGGTGACTCGCTTCGCCTGCAGTGCGTCGAAGACAGCCTCACCGAAGGCTTGGGCGCTGCCCTTCCATGCCACCCCGTGGCAGTCCACACAGAGGCCAAGCGCGGCGGCGAGGCTGACGTGCGGGGTGTCCTTGCCCTGCAACTGCAGGACCGCGGCGGCGCGGGCGGGGCTCTTCGGGGGGTGGACGGCGTAGGTGCCGCCGCCCAAGGTGATCATCTGCGGGGTGGGCATCGGGGCTCTCCGATGGGGGGTGAGGCTGCGGACGGCGATCAGGCGGGGGTGACGGTGCCGTAGATCGTGCCGTTGATCGTCAGGGTGTTGGGCTCGCCCTCGCTGAAGTCGGCGCGGCAGTCGACGTCTTCGAGGGTGAAGGTGTGGTCGGCGGCGTCGCCGAAGTCGGTGCCCTCGATGGTGACCACGATATCAATCGTGTACACATCACCGGTCGTCGCGGTGGTCGACACGTTCGCGGCATACGACCCCTTCTTGCGGATGAAGTCGAGCGGAGTGGTGTTGGTCGCGTCGCTCAGCTCGGGGAGCATCAACGACATCGAGAAGGTCGGGTACTCGCGGGCGCCGCGACGCAGACCGACGAGGACGCCCCTGGTCTCGTAGGCGTTGGTGGCCCGGCCGAGCGCGTCTTGGGCGAGGCCCGAGATCGCACAGTCGCCCATCGTGAACGGGACGCTCAGGGTAACAGGGGTGCCGGTGCCGTCCTTGAGGGTGACGGAGCCGTCCGTGAAGTGCTTGGGGATGATGGAGGTGGCCATCGGCGGCTCCTATGCGGTCAGGGGGACGGTGTGGGAGGCTTGCAGGGTGTAGAGTATCACGAGGGTGCGGCCGTCGGGCTGCAGAGTACGGCTCACGGACTGCATCGTGAAGCGGGGCAGCGTGGTCCGGGCGACGCTGAAGAGCGCGATGCGGAAGACGTCTTCGGCAGTCAGTGCGCTGGTAAAGTCGGCCGCGGTGCCGTCTTGGCGGAGCGCGTAGCTGAAGCCGGCCTCGATCACAGATGTGACGTGGACGCCCTCAGTGGTGGTCTGCCGCTGCGTCTGGACCACAGGGGACGCGCTGGGGGACCACACAGACCAGCACCGCTGGATCTTGGCTTCGGTGTCCTGCCCGAGCGACGGGGGGAGGAACCGGGAGCGGGCCCAGCGGGCGCTGTCGGGGGTAGTGGGCAGCGTGGCGGCGAGGTGGTCACCCAAGCGGTCGATGAGGTCGGCGGTGGTCAGCGGCATCAGAAGCCCCGCCGCTTGGGTTCGCCCAAGAAGTACACCGGGCGGGCGGCGACCTTCTGGCCGTTGGGGCTCGGGCTGTCAGGGTCGAGGACCTGCGTGTAGCGGATGCCGTTGTAGGCCATCTCGTACTCGCGGCGATACACGTCGGCGCTCTTGCCGTAGCTCTCGTTCAAGCCCGTGGTGAAGGCCATAAAGACGCGGTGGAGCGTCAAGGCGAGCGCGGCCTCTCGGACCACGGCGGCGCTGGGCATCTTCCACGGGTATTGGCCGTCGGTGAGAAGCCTGTTCAGCAGCGTCTTCCAAGCGTCGTCAAGGAACGCTTGGAAGTTGGACAGGGTGTGGATCGGCGACGTACCCGAGGGGTTGAGGCTGGGCTCGCGGGCGTACAGGTCGACGTCGGTGACCGGGCAGCGGATGGCGTTGCGAACCAGCGCGGCGTCGGTCTGGAAGACCTCGACCACGCTGGACAGCGTCAGGGACCACTCGATCCGCCAGTCGGCGCCGTAGGACAGGCCAGAGGTGGTCGCGGCCGGGACCGTGTAGGTGGCGATTGAGCCCACCACCGAACCCGACGCGGCCGCAACCACAGAGGCGCCGGCGGCGGTCCAGACCGAGACGACGACCGCCGACGGCACGACCAGCGCGCCGTCTTTGTAGACAGGCAGCGTGATCACAGTGTCTCGGCCCTTCTCAATCAGGGTCGGGCCGGACATCCGGGCTTGGTAGGCGGTCGCGCTCATGCTGGCCTCCGGGCCGGTCAGGTCACTTGAAGGCGACGATCCGGTACTTCTCGCCGGTCGTGACGGTCACGACAGCGTCGGTCGACGTGTGCGTGCCGTAGGTGACCACGAAGGGGCCGCCGGTGAGGTTGCTGGGGACCACGTAGACCAGGGAGGGGGTCGACCCAAGGCCGTGGGCGGTGCTCTGCGCGCTGCCGTTGGCGGTGATCTCGGCGCTCAGCGACGACACCGGGGAGGGGGTGGTCCACGCGCCGCTGACGCGGGCGTAGAGCGTGCTCAGCGCGGTGCCGTTGGTCCGGAGGTAGATCGACCCGTTCGGCTCGGTGGCGCTGGGGGCGCCGGTGCCGCTGGTGACGGTGGGGGACGTGGCGATCAGCGCCTCGGTCGCACCGGTCCAGACGGAGAGCTTGCGGATGGCAACGCCGGCGGCGTCGCGGAAGCGGAGAGGGCCTGCGGTCATGGGGTATCTCCCGCCCGGTCAAACCGGGCGCGGCGCTATCGCCGCGGGGTGGTGCCGGCGTCCGGCCGGCGCGGAGGGGTGCCGCCGCTCTCGCGGATGTCGATGCGGATCGCGCTCTCGCGGGCCTTCTCGGCGGCTCGGTCGGGGCGCATACCCTCGTTGACGAGACGGCGGGTGGTCTCTTCCATCGCCCGGCGGGCGTTCTGGTCCTCACCCATTGGCGACCTCCTCGACGTTCTGGCGCGCCTTGCGGGCCTTCTTGAGCGTGGCGTCGGCCTCGGCGGCGCGCTCGGCCTTGATCTCGGGGGCGGCGGCTTGGGTGGCCCGGCGCAGGGCGCGCTCGCCGAGGCGGTCCTCGTACCGCTGGATCCAGTCCTCGGTGGGGAAGGGGACGATGCCGGTCTCCATGAGCCACAGGCGCCACTTGCGGTAGAGCTGCTGACCGGCGGGGGTCGACTGCGCAACGTGCTTATTCCCGGGCGCCTTGACGACGGTCACCCATGCATCGAGGTGAACCATGCCCTGCGTGCCCTCGAAGCGGCGCAGGTAGCCGGGGCGACCGTCGGCGCTGAGGTGGGCGGGGCATTGGTGCGGCTGGATCAGGACTTGCCCGCGCGTGCTGAGGTTGGCCTGCAGGTGGCCGAGGCCGCCCGCCTTGTCGACGCCGTTGCTGCCGGGGCTCGCCGGGTGATGCTGGATCGTGGGCAGGTATACGGGCTCCCCGTCGATCTCGCTCAGCTCGTAGCTCTCGGGCGAGGCCGAGAACACAAACGCCGGCGAGGGGTCCAGCCGGATGCGCTCGGTGGTGGTCAGGGAGCCGACAGACTCGCCCAAGATTGGGGCTTCGGCTGCGCGGCGGGCGGTGGTGGGCAACGGCATCGGGGCTCTCCGATGGGGGGTGGACAAACGGGCGCGGGTAGAGCCTGACCCGCGGCAGGCCCGACGGGCGGGGTGAGCCGCCCGTCGGGTGGCGCGCCGATCAGGCGTCGGTGACGATCTTGACGGCGCGGGCGTCCTCGACCATCGCGACGCCGAGGAAGGCGGAGGCGATCACGGTGTTGAGGCCGCTGGTGCCGGTGCGCTCGAACTCGATGAGCACGGGCGAGACGACCTGCGGGTTGACGCTGCCGCGGAGGCTGGACAGGGGGTGGGTGGCCTCGGCGTACCCGAAGGCGCCGCGCGACCACATGCAGCCGGCCCGGTCGGCGCCCGCGTTGGCGGTGGCGACGCGGTTGTTGATCCAGAAGTCGACGCCGAGGTAGCTGCCCGCGAAACCCTTGCCCTTGGCGGCGATCATCTCGGCGGTCGGGGCGGAGAAGCTGAGCGCGCCGCCCTCGCCGCGGAGGCTGTTCTGGAGGTCGCTCATCTGCTGGCCGTGCAGCATCGCGTAGAGGCTGTCGGTGTTGTTGGCCCGCATCAGGGTCTGCGTCGCGTCGACCACGTCGTCGAGGGTCAGGTCGGCGCCGCTGGTGCCGACGCTGGCGGTGACGCCGCCGAAGAGGCCGACGGTCAGGTCGTTGTGGCGGTTGATGTAGGCGCTGGCCGCGGCCTGCGCGAGCCGCTCGACATTCATCGCGCCGCCCAGGCTGGAGACCAGAAGCTCGTCGCTGATCTGGAGCTGGATGGCCTGCCGAGCGATCGTCAGGGTGATCTGATCGCTGTCGAGCGCGGTGTTGCTCACGCCGGTCGCCTCACCGGGGGCGGTCATCACGAGGCTGTCCCAGCCGGCGAGGGGGATCGCCAGGACGAGAGAGCCGCGCGAGGCCATCGGCGAGAAGTCGACGAGGGCGGGGCTGCCGCGGAGGTTGATCAAGCTGCTGAGCTTGGTCAGGATCTCCATCTCGAGGACGGAAGCGACAAGGAAGTCAGAGCTTGCGGCGAGGATCTCGTTGGCCACGGGGGCACCTCATGCGAAAGGGGGGAAGTGGTGTCTCTTCCGGCCTTACGCATTTGTTACACGGCGCGACCGTGGGCCTTCGTGTCAAGGGTAGCACGGTCGCGCGGTGGGTGCAAGTTTAGCGCGAGCCCAGGCGAGAGGCGAGGCCGGCGGAGGCTTGCTTGAGCAGCGCATCGCGGTTGGCTGCGTAGGTCGCCGGGTCGGCGATGTTTTCGCGGGTCCAGCCGGCGGCGCTGGGCGACGGGGCGGGGGCGGGGGCGGCGCCGGTCGACGGGGGCGGGAGGGCAGCCGTGCTGCGCGGGGCGGCGGGCTGCGCGGGCACGGCGGGCTTGGCTGGGGCGTTGGCTGCCTGGGGGGCAGGCGCGGCCTGCGGGGATGCAGCGGGGGCGGGGATGGAGTCCGCGAAGTAGCTGGTCAAGCCCTTGGGGCGTGCGGTCGGGTCGGACTTGAGCTTGCTCATGTAGTCCGCGAACGACGGGCGCTCTTGGCCCTCCGCGGGCTGGGCCTTGTCGTAGAACCAGCGGGCGAGGCTGAGGCCCTCGGGGTCGGTGATGCCGGCCTCGACGCCGACGCGGAAAGTATCGTGCTCGGCGGTCGCGGTGGCGAGCTGAGCGCGCAGGGTGTCGGCCTCGGCGGCCTTGGCTTCGACCGTGGTGAGGGTTGCCTTGAGGGCGTTGTGGTCGGCCTCCAACTCCTTGCGCTTGGCGATCTCTTCGTTCAGGCGGGACCGGGGGACCATATCGTCGGACATCGGGGCTCTCCGATGGGGGGGTTAGTCGCGGGGGGTGGACGGGGCGGGAGTGAGGCGGGCGATCATACGCTTGGCCCAGACGCGGCCTACGTTGCCGCCCCACAGAAGCCACGCCTGATAGCCCTTGCTGTCGACGCCCCAGCCCTCGCCGGCCTTGTCGACCTCATGCCGGGCGAAGAAGCTGACCATTCGCTTGAGCGTGGACAGGCTGACGGGCTCGCGGTTGGCAAGCTGGGCGGCGCGACGGATGCCGATCTCGGTGCCGCCGCGGTTGGACGGGGCCTGTTTGGCGCGCAACTCAAGCCCGCGGCGGGCAGCGGCTGCAACGGCATCGGGCGGGGTGGCCGACTTAGGCATCGGGCGGCTCGGCGTCGGGATCGAAGGTGGCGTCGTCGAGGACGTCTTCGTCGTCGTCGTCGAGCACGGCGCGCAGGCCGGCAAGGACTTCGGCCGGGTCGCCCCCGTCGTCGATCTCGTCGAGCGCGTCCTCGACAGCCTCGCGGAGCATGTCGCGGGCTGGGGCGTCGGGGCGCTCGGTGGCGGGCGGGGTGGTGCGGGTCGGCTGCGCGGCCGGGGCGGGTGACGGGGCGGGCGGGGTGCGCTCGGCGACGCGGCGCTCGGCGACCTCGAGGGGGACATCGTGGAGCGCGGCGAACGCCTCGGCGTCAGTCAACATGCCGCGGTCAAGCAGCGCGAAGACGTGCTCTCGGTGCGCTTTCAGTTCGTCGGGGCTGCGCGGGATTCGCGGGTAGGTCAGGCTGTAGCCGCCCTCGGGGGAGCGGTACAGCGTGGCGATGGGGGCGCCCGCGGCCTCGGCGGCCAGCTCGGTGCCGTCGGCCCAGCGGTTGAGTAGGATCGCGGCGAGACGGACCAAGCGCTGATCGGCCGCCTCAAAGACGGCCTGATACCGGCGTTGCAGCTCGCGCTTGCCCTCGTTGGTGAGCGCGATGGCTGCGCCGCTGCGGGCGTTGCCGGACAGGCGCTGGACGTCGGACGGCGAGATGCCGGCGGACTCCATGAGTGCGCTGATCATGTTGCCGAGAACGGCCTCTTGCGCAGTGATGTCGCCGCCCGGCTGGAACTGACTCGCCGTGGGCTGCCCGACGAAGCCTTGGAGGGGCTCGATCACGAGGATCGACGTGGGGTCGGACGGAACGTAGGCACGGCGGCTGCCCTCGGTGCCGTCGTCCATCGTGACCGCTGCGCCGACAGGGGCGCCGCCGATGATGTACTTCTGAGGCCACGATGCGTCGGCGAAAGTGTGCAGTAGGAAGCTGTTGAGCACGCCGGCTGTCAGGGTGCCGTCGACGATCTCGATCCACTCGTAGGGGTCCCAGAGACGATCCCCGTTGGGGGCGGCGTGGTACAGCACGTAGGGGATGACGGGTGCGCCTTTAGCCTCGGGATCGGCGGCGAGGGCCGCACGGGTCGGGGTCGCGCGCCACGGGTAGTCACCGGCGGCGAGGGCCTTGCCGTAGATCTGCGCGGTGATGTCGGCGCCCAGCGCCCAGCCTTGGCCGTTCGACTTTGCGCCGAGCAGGTGGACAGCGTGAAATGGCGCGTGGCCGCTGACGTCGTAGACGTCGACCGTCCAGACGTCTTCAGCGTTGGCCACGTTCGGGGTGACGACAATGCCCTTGGATCGCAGGTAGGCGGCCGAGCGGCTGCGCAGTTCTTCGATGCGCACGGGCTCGTCGGGGCGGTCTTCGGATGCGCGGGCGTAGACCATGTCGGGGTACACCGCGCGGAAGCGCAGCGCGCCGGTGGAGGGGTCGACGGCGGCGTGGACCAGCGACTCCCGCAATCCCAAGACGTACTGCTGCACGCGCTGCATCATCGGCCAGAGGCCCGCGGCGGTGATCTTGCGGGTCAAGTTGCGCAGGTCTTCGGCGCTGGCGACCGGGTGCTGGATCGTCGGGGCGCCGTCGTATAGCACGGAGAGGGCGCGGCAGACGCTCTTGAACGGGTTGAGGCTGAGGCTGGGGTCGGCCTGCATGGCCGAGCGGGTGGCGCCGAGGACTTGGGTGGTGCGCTCAGCGAGGAGCCGGGACCACGTCCCCTCCAGCATCGACCGGCGCGCGCGGGTCGACTGCACGCGGCGGATCTCCGCCGTGCCCGAGGGCAGCGGGATCGACGCCTGGACGGCGTTTGCGTTGACGGCGGCGTTGGTGATTGCGTCCAAGGGTGACCTCGTGGGTAGCGTAGCACAGGCGCGGGATGGGCGCTATTCCGGCGTGACCGCCCAGGCGAAGCGGTAGGTATCGCCGGCGATCTCGGGGCGGGCGACGGTGCCGGTGGTCGACCACGGCACGGGCTGGCAGATCCCGTCGGCGCAAGCGTGCACGCTGATCAGGTCGCCGCGGACGATGGCCCCGCCGGCTTCGGTGGAGAAGACCTCGTCGTGAGTGAGCACCTCGACGAGGACTGCGGCAGGGGCGCTGGACGTGGCGCCTGCGGTGTCGTCGGCTGGGGCGCAGGCGGAGAGGGTCAGGGCGAGGGCGAGGGTGGGGCGGCGGGGCATTGGTCACCTCGGGGAAGCGTCGAGACGGGGAACGTAGGCCAAGCGGCGGCCCTCGAAGACGCGGTCGTTGACGCTGTAGCGTAGCGCGTCGAGGATGTCCTTACCCGGGTGCTTTGGGTGGCCGTCGAACTCCTGCAGCGCCTTGATCAGCGTGCGGCAACTTTCGTGAACGGAGAACTGGCCGCGGCGCAGCATCCGTTGATTGAGGTACTTGTACCCGAGATTCACGGAGCCTTGGGCGCGACCTTCGCCGGTCTTGACTTGCTGGAACTCGTTTCGCTTGGTCACAAGGCGCCCGGCGCCGCGCTTCTTGCGTTCGAGCGCCTTGCGGATCGCAGCGATGAGGTCGGTGTTTCCCTTGGATCGATAGGTGCTGTCGGTGGTGGTTTTGTCACCCCACGCGCTGTCCACGTTGCCCCAATCGAGGCCCCAGCGGCCCAGCATGGCGATGATGCCCTCGGCGTCTGCTTCGATGGTCAAGTCGGTGCCGCCGACGTACTCGGCGAGGACGACGACGACATCGCCGTCCCCCTCGTCGGGGCGGGCCTGTCGCGTGAGCGCGAGGATTGCGCACTCTTTGCCCACAAGCTCGCCGTGGTCGACGCCGACGCATACGCGCCAGTCTTCGCCGGGCTGCGGGGTGAACTGGCCGAAGACGTGCTCGGCAGGGGAGAACCGCTCGAAGACTTGGCCGGTGACGCGGGGGTTCCACTCGCCGTGGATGACCACGGGGTTTTCGTAGGGGTCGCCCTCGTCTTCGAGCTTCTTGACGAAGTCGGCGTCGAGTTGGGTGCCGTCGTCAAGGCGGAGCGGCTCGTGTCCGCCGACGGGGACGAAGGACTCGGGGCGCAGGGGTTCCCATATGTCTTTAATGACGGGCGGGCTCTTCTCGGTGAGCGCTTGCAGCCAATCCATCGGGCCGGCGTTGATCGGGGTGAGCGACATCAGCATCACGCCCGCGCGGCGCATGAGGCGCTTGTTGGCCTCGTGGAAAACCCGCATGGGCGGGGGCTCGTCGAAGAGGACGAGGTCCAGCGTTGCGCCGGCGAAGGCGATGGGGTCTTGGCCCGTGGTCATGAACTTGACGCGGCTGCCGTTCTTGAAGACGGCCTCACGGGCTTCGTTTCGGAAGCCGGCACCCGGATCGAAGCGGTCGAGGTTGTCGAGGACGCCCTCGGGTAGCAGGTCGACGAACTTCTGTTGGATCGGGATCGACTGGTCTACGCGGGCGCAGACGACCCAACACCGGATCGGGGGCTGGCGCACGGACAGGAAGGGGTGTCGCCCGAGGCACCTGCAGATCACCTCGTAGAGCGCGACGGTGGTTTTGCCGCTGTGCTGGTTGCCGGCCCGGATGAGCTTGCGGCGCGACGGGTCAAGCAAGAAGCGGTGCTGCCGCGGCAGCCATCGGATGTACTGCCCCGGGCGCCGGCGGACCTTGGCGGCCATGCGCTCTACAGCGGCCGTGGACACCTCCAGGGCTGCGCGCAGGGCCGCGGCGTGTGTGCGGGCGACCACCGGCGCGGGCGCGGCTGTGGCGGCGCTGGGCGCGGCAGGCGGGGTGTCTGCGGCGTGGTCGGGGCCTGCGGTCATGCGGCGCCGTCGAGGGGCTGGATCGGCGCGCCGTCGGCGTAGGTTGCGGGCAGGTGGAGGCGGGCGGCCAACTGCCGCAGAGCCTCGACGGCGAGGTGGCGGGGGAGGGCGGCCAGTGGGTCGACGGCGGCGGCGATCAGGACCGCGTCGGGGGTGGCGTCGTCAAGCTCGCGGTCGGCGGCGGTCGCTGCGCTGGCCTCTGCAGCCTCGGCGCGTTCGAGGTCGACCAAGAGGCGCTGGTAGGCAGTGAACGACCCCTTGGCGAGCGCGAGGCCGGCGGCGTGGCGGATCTGCTCAGAGCGCGGGCGGCCCGCCCAGGCTGCCGCGTCGGCGAAGAGCTTGGCCTCGCCCTCCAGTG